TCTTTCGTGGATCTGATGTCCCGCAATATCCAAATGGTGCAGCAGGTCGGCGGCGTGACCGACGAAAACATGGGCCGCACCACCAACGCGACATCGGGCAAGGCCATCACCGCCCGGCAGGACCAAGGTGGGCTGGTGACGGCTGAGCCGCTGGACAACCTGTCCTTCGCGCGCCGCATCCACGGGCAGAAGATGCTGAGCCTGATGGAGCAGTTCCTCACCGAAGAGAAGCAGTTCCGCATCACGAACAGCCGGGGTGTCCCGCAGCACGTGACCATCAACGATGGACTGCCCGAGAACGACATCTGCCGCACCAAGGCCGACTTCATCATCACCGAACAGGCTTGGACTGCGACCGCGCGGCAGGCGCAGTTCGATGCGACGGTGGAAATGATTAAGGCCGTGGCCCCCGTGGCCCCACAGTTCGCCCTTCTCATCATGGACCTTCTGATCGACCAGTCCGATATGCCAAACCGTGACGAGATCGTGAAACGCATCCGGCAGGAGACGGGCCAGAAAGACCCCGACGCCGATCCGAACGTGCCGCCGAGCCCAGAAGAGCAGGCCGCCGATGCCGCGAAGAAGGAACAGGCCGACATGCAGAAGCGCGCATTCATGGCGAAGGTCGGGCTGGACGAGGCCGGAGCGATGCAAAAGGCGGCCGCTGCCGGCAAGGCCAAGACCGAAACCGATGGACTGCACCAGGCCGCCGTGTCGATGAGCCTCGAACAGTTTCAGAAGGCGATGGAGGTCGCGTTCCAGATGCTTTCCGTCCCGCAGGCCGCGCCGGTCAGCGATGCCTTGCTCAAAGAGGCTGGATACAAGGCGAGCGGGCTTCCCCAGGGCATCCCGCAAGGTGCGCTTCCGCCCTCCGCAGGCCCCATCCCGATGGGTGCGACACCTCCGACAGCCGCAGCACCCCCCCCTGGCGCACCCTCCGCGCCCCAACCCGCGCCCCAGATGGCGCAATAACTCACGAGAACCCCCATGCCAGCCCAGCGCATCGTGGAAAAGCTGTCCGTGACGCCCTATGCGACCGGCGACGATCACTAAGCCCCACGACCACTAAAACCCCTGCCAAGGAGACTGAAATCATGGCGAAGACCCCCGAAGACCTGCTTGATGACGAAGACCCCGACATCGACACCGCGCTGGCTGACCCAGATGAGGGCAAGAGCAGCGAACTCGATGAATCGCTCTTGTCCGAGGAAGAACGCGCGGCGCTGAAAGAGGGCGACAGCGAACCCGACACGTATGACCCAGATGACCCGGACGCCGAGCCGGTGATCGACCCCAAAACCGGCGTCCTGCCCCCGGTGAAGGCCGAGCCTGCCGCCACACCCGCCACGGCCCCCGTTGCCGAGCAACTGCCCCCGGTGATCCCGGAACGGGTGGACCGCACCGCTGAGCTGGCCGATCTGGCGACCAAGGAAGCCGCCCTCCAATCGCTGTTCGATGATGGCGAGATCAGCGACACCGACTACAAGGCGCAAATCAAGGCCATCGCCAAGGATCAGGGCCGGTATGAGGACGAGCAGAACGCCCGCGCCGAGGCGATCAAGACCGCCAAGGCATCGGGAGATGCCGCCTTCCTCGCTGCCGTGACCGCCGTGAAGACCGCAACACCGGGCCTTTTCGGGCCGGAGCATCTGCCTGGCTACAACCGCTTCGTGGAACTGGTCACTGCAGACCCCAAGAACGCCAAGATGACGTTCACCCAGCAGCTTGAGAAGGCGCAGACGCTCTACGCCCTCGATGTCGGCGATCCGGCCCTTGCCCCGCTGACCGCGAAGAACCCCGCGCCGAAGGCCAAAGCGGCCGATCCCGCCGCCAAGCCGGAGCCGATCCGCGCCGAGCCCATCCCAACCCTGGCCCGCATCCCTGCGGCAGCGACGAACGATACGGACGGCGACCGCTGGCAGGCCCTGAACCGGCTTCTGGACCAAGGGAAGATCGAGCAGCACGAGCGCGCGCTGGCTCGCATGACCAAGGATCAGCGCGAAGCCTACGGCGCTTTTGAAGGCTGATAAACGATTGATGGGCGCGGCATGTCTTTGTTTCTGAACCTGAAACCCGGCGACCAGATCAGGGTGGACAAGGAGACTGTCCTGACCTGCATCCGATCGCGCGCTGGTCAACTCAGGTTGGAAATCGCCGCGCCCCTCGATGTCCTGATTCAGCATGTGAGAGCCGATGGCGGCCTCCGCGCCCGGTCGGACGCCGAACCCGGAACGCCATAGAATGTGAGGGCTTCTCAAAAGCCTCTATGGGTGGTATGTCTCGGCCTATGCAATGGCGCATGAGTGCCTCGCGCGTGTTTAACTCCGCATGAGGGATACTCAAGATGACCGCCACCACTGTTCCGTTTGGTGATGCCCGCGCAATCAAACGCTGGTCCAGCCTGCTCGCTTCGGACATGCTGTCCAAGCAATACTTCTCCAAGAAGTTCATCGGCACCGACGACAACTCCATCATCCAGCAGAAGACCGAACTGCAGTCGGACGCTGGCGATGACATCCAGTTCGACCTGTCGGTGCAACTGAAGGGCACCCCGACCTCCGGCGACAACCGCCTCAAGGGCCGCGAAGAGAACCTTCGTTTCTACAGCGACGAAGTTCGCATCGACCAACTGCGCCACAGCGTCTCGGCCGGTGGTCGGATGACCCGGAAGCGCACCGCGCATGATCTCCGCAAGCTGGCCCGCGACAAGCTGGGCGATTATTGGTCGGAATACATCGACCAAGTGACCTTCGTTTACCTGTCGGGTGCGCGTGGCATCAACCAGGACTTCTATGAGCCGATCACCTATACCGGCTTCGCCAACAACCCCGTGCAGGCCCCGGATACCGCCCACCTGATGTATGGCGGCGCGGCAACCTCCAAGGCTTCCATGGTGGCCGGCGACCTGATGTCGCGCGACCTGGTGGTCAAGGTGAACGTGAACGTGGGCATGATCCGCGCGCTGGACCCGACCGCTTCCAACCTGGAACCGGTCACGATGGACGGGGAAACCCGCTACATCCTGTTGATGAGTTTGTTCCAAGAATACAGCATGAAAACTGCGACTGGCGCGACCGGCTGGCTCGAAATCCAGAAGGCTGCGGCGGCCGCGAATGGCGACAACGACAAGATGTTCAAGGGCTCCTTGGGTATGATTGGCGGCGTTATCCTGCACAGCCACAAGTCGGTGATCCGCTTCTCCGACTACGGTGCTGGCGCCAACCTCCCCGCCTCGCGCGCCCTATTCATGGGCCGCCAGGCTGGCATCATCGCTTACGGCACCCCGAACGGCACCCGGATGATGTGGGAAGAAGAGCTCGAAGACTATGGCAACGAGCCCACCGTGGCCGCTGGCATGATCGTCGGGATCAAGAAGACCCGCTACAACGGCAAGGACTTCGGCCTGGTGGCCGTGGATACGTCCTCGCCGACGCCGTAAGCCTCTGAATGACGGGCCGGGGTTCGCCTCGGCCCGAACTGCAACCCGTAACGCCCTTTTGAAGGACATCTTCTATGACCACCCGTCAGACCAAATATGCGAACGGTCAGCGTTCCGTGCCCTATCCGAAGGATGCGGGCGGCTGCGTTTCTGTTCGCGCTTCCTACGACATCGTGTCCGGGCAAGACCCGGCGCTGATCGCCGCCACCGACCGCATTGAAATGTTCATCCTCCCTGCCTTCTGCACGGTCGATGAAATGATCTTCTACGGCGTGTCCGGCGCGGCCGGCACCTGCAACATCGGCCTGATGTCCGGCACCGCTGGCGACCCGGACGTGGCGAACGCGCGGACTGTCGGCGTGGAGTTCTTCTCCGCCGTCTCCAACAACGCCGCCCAGACCCGGATGATCCTGCCGACTGGCTTCGACATCGCCCCGGTGGACTATGATCGCGGCGTGGGCCTGACCGTCTCCGCCGACATCACCCAAGGTGCGGGCCGCTACCTCCGCATCAAGGCCATCTACTCGGCCAACATCCTGTAATCTCTAGGCTACCCAGCCTTGCGAACGTTTGGCGGTATCGTAAACCTCCATCCCTCCCCCAACAGCCAAGGGTTTTCCCATGCTCATCGAGTGCATTCTCCGCCGCAAAGGTGGAACCGTGATCGACCTGCCCCTGAATGGTCACAACGTGAACTACCACTTTACCCCCGCTGCCGATGACCCGCAGGGCCCGCACCTGGCTGAAGTGGTCGAGCCTGATCACATTGGCACCCTGCTCGGCATCAAGGAAGCCTACCGCATCGGCAAGAACCAGGCTGGTGTTGTGCTGGTTGACGACGCAGAGGATCTGCTGGAGATCGAGGCGGGCGAGAGCCTGACCTTCCTGTGCGTCAAAAGCGGCCACGCTGTGCTGTCCACGATGCGCGCGATGGGTATGGAGCTGACCGACCAGAGCCTCGGCGGCCCGGTGGCGAAGCCCGCCAAGCCCCCGAAACCCGCCCCGACTGGCGCCCAGAAGCGATCCATCCCCGAGGCGCTGCCCGAGGCGCTGCCCGAGGCGCTGCCCGAGGCGCTGCCCGAGGCGCTGCCCGAGGCGCTGCCCGAGGCGCTGCCCCAACCAGATGCGGCCGATCCCGATCTTCCCCCGAAGGCGTGGCATGAAGACCTGACTGATGCGGAAATCGCGCTCAAGGTCAAGGATGTGACCGGGCGCACCCCCAAGGACGGCACCTCCCGCGAGGTGATGATCGCTGCGGTTGACGCCGAGCAAGGGAACTGAGCTATGGTTATCTCGGTCAAGGACATCCTCACCCGCACCCGGATCGTGCTGCAGGATGGGGCATCTGTCCGCTGGCCGTTGCCAGAAATGACTCTCTGGGTTCTGGACGGGGCAAAGGAAATCGCCCTGTTCCAGCCCAGCGCAACCGCCGTCACCATCAAGCTGGACATGGTTCTCGGCACCAAACAGACCGTTCCTGATGGCTACCAGGGCATCATGCGGGCTGTGCGGAACCTCACCGAGGATGGAACTGTCGGCGGGCTCGCCATCAAGGCCGTGAACCGCGAGGTTCTGGACCAACAGAGCGAGAACTGGCACGACCCCGCTGTGGTCGGCTTCAAGAAGACTGTCCGGCACGTCATCATGGACATCCAAGATCCGATGACATTCTACGTTTACCCGGGAAATGACGCCTCTGGCATGATCGAGACGACCCTCTCCGCAATTCCGGTGCTGACCGGCACCCCCGCAGACCCCGATGCGCTGAACGACTATGCCTCTGTGACCATCCCCCTCATCGCGGTCTGGCAGTCGGCGCTGGTGGATTATGTCCTCTATCGGTCCTATTCCAAGGACACGCAGTTTCAGGGCGCAGAACAGCGCGCCTCGGCACACTACAACCAATTCCGGGGCGCCATCGACGCCCGCGCAGCTGCCCTTGGTTCCGCAAATGTGAACACGACCAACGCCCAACCGCACTCGTAAGGGGCAACGACATGGCCGACCTGCCTATCCGCCCCCTCGATGACTTCTCCTCTCTGGTGATGCCCTATTGCGCTGGCGTCCCTCACCCGATGATGGAGCAGGCCCTCCGCCTCTCCGCCGCGGAGTTCTGCGAGCGCACCCGCTGCTGGCGCTACCTCACCACCCGGACGATTTCGCGCGAGGAATCGACCATCGTCGCTCCCAGCTATGCCACGATCTTTGAGATCGAGAGCGCGACATTCGATGGGCTGCGCCTGGAGCCGACCCAATATACCCAACTGGACCAAGGGCTCGACCCTCTGGCAGATAACACCGGCCAGCCCTACTACATCAGCCAGAAAAACCTGAACAGCGTGGTGCTGATCCCGCCGCCCGCTGATCCCGCAACGCTGGTGTTGTCGCTCTTCCTCAAGCCCAAGGTGATGAATGACCTTCCCGTCGCCTCTGCCTATGCGCCGAATACCGACGACGATTACAACGTGGTCCCAGAGTTCATGCTGGTGCAGTATGGCGAGACCATTGCGGCCGGCGCGCTCACCAGGCTCTTGAGCATCCCCGGGCAGTCCTTCACCGACCCGAACCGCGCCTCTGGTTTCTTCGCCATTTTCGAGCGAGCCTGCGACAACAACTTCCGGTCCAACCTGCGAGGTCAGCAACGTGCCCCTTCCCGATCTCGTGGTCAGTATTTCTAGCATCGCGGTCATCGGGACACCGATTGACGAGGGTGACTTCCCCACCGACCGCAGCCGCCGCATTCCTGCGAACCTGGCCCCCGAGGATGAGTTTATCCTCTATGTCGCCGCTGAAGAGATCACGGACTTCTCCGTGGATTGCACCCTGGCCTTTGAAGATGGCGAGGCGATCCTCGCGGCCTATGCGTGGACTGACGACACCTTGATGGAGGTGACAACCTGCCGCTTCGCCGACCGGGGCGTCTATGCCAACGTGTCGGGCGGTGTGGATGGCACGAGCGTTGTCCTGAGCCTGCATGCCCAGACCAACCTGCAGCGCGCCTATCAGTGGAAGGTGACGCTTGATGTCACCGGCACCTCGACTGCCGTTGTTTCGCCGCCCGCCGACACCTCCTATCCGAAGAACAGCTACCTCGCAGATGTCATGGGCACGATCTTTGAGCCCATGTATGCTGATGTGAACAACGTTCTGATCTCGGCATAGACATGAAACAGCGCATCGCAGGGTTCCAAGGCGAAACCCCCCGGACCATTCCCCGGCTCTTGCCCGACAATGCCGCCTATATCGCCGTCAACATGATGCTGGAGGATGGATCGCTCACGCCGCTACGCGGGCCGTTGGCGGCCTACACATTCTCGGCTCCGGTGTCGGAATACAAGGCGTTCTACAAGAAATATGATGGCACCTGGCTCGCATGGGAGACGGAGGTCAACGCCACGCGCGGCCCGATCACCGATTCCGACCGCACCTATTACACCGGGGATGGTCATCCGAAGGTCAACTATGGCGCCGGGGCTGGTGTCACGTGGGATCTGGCGGTCCTTCCGCCCGCAACCCCGCTGGTCATCGCCGTGTCGTCGGGCGTTCTCGATACCGAAACCGAAGAGGATGTCTATTACGTCTATACCTACGTGACGACCACGGGCGAAGAGAGCCAGCCCTCGGGCCTGTCGAACAAGTTGCTCTGCAGCCCGCTCCAGGTCATCAGTCTGGTAAGCTACACAATCACCAGCCTTCCGGTGACGCGCGACATCGACAAGATCCGGCTCTATCGCAGCCAGACGGACAGTATCGGCAACACGACATTGTTTTTCATCCGGGAGGCGACCATCGCCTCGATCCTGGCCCAGTCTAACCCGCTGCTGATCCTGCACGACCCTGTGGTTGAGCCGAACCAGAACAGCCTCCCCTCGCTGGACTGGACCTCGCCGATCGACACGCTTGTCGGGCTCTGCGCGGGCCCCAACGGCATGATGGCGGCCTTCTCTGGCAAGGATCTCTACTTCTGCGAGCCCTTCTTCCCGCATGCCTGGCCGGTCAAATACAGCCTTTCTATGGACTTCGACATCGTGGGGGTCGCCTCGATCGGCTCCAGCTTCATCATCATGACCACGGGCACACCCTATGTCTGCTCTGGCACTGATCCAGCCAGCATGGTCTTGACCAAGCTGGAGCAAAACCTGCCCTGCGTGGCGTCCCGGTCCATTGTGGATATGGGTAATTTCGTGATGTATGCCTCGACCGAAGGGCTGGTTCAGGTCACGAACAACGGCGTGAACAACATCACGGCGGCCATGTTCACGCAAAAGCAGTGGACCCAATATCTGCCGGCAACCTTCATCGCCTCGCAGCATTTCGGGCGCTACATCTTCCGAAGCAGCCGCACGGATTGGGGCTCTGGCCCGGTTTGGGGCGGCATCATCGACCTAACCGGCCAACAGCCGTTCCTGATCGAGCATGATACCGGGTTTACCTCGACCTTCTTCGAGATTGGATCGGGCAAACTCTATGTGATGACTGGGGGCAATGTCGCCGGAGAGTGGAATGCTGGAAGCACGTTGACGATGTGGTGGTCATCCAAGGAGATCTACCTTCCGATGCCAGTCAATTTCGGCTGCTATCTCCTGCAGACCTCAAATTATAGCGGGACGGGGGCATGCACTCTGAACTTCTATGCCGATGATGCACTGGTGTTCACGACCGCCGCCCCAGACCGTAACAAGGTTGGGCGCCTTCCGGGCGGCTTCCTCGCTGAGAGGTGGTTCGTGGAGATCCTTGGCAACATCCCGATCACGGCCATCAGCTTCGCGCATGGCCCAGAAGAACTGGCAACGCCATGACCACGCCCCTCCTGAACGAAGCCGCGATGCGGGTGATTGAAGAAAAGGTTGCCCGGCTGAACGGCGACCGTGGCGACCCGCTCCTTGCCGCCCTCCGCTTGAAGAATCTGCAAGAGGTTCAGGCCACCATCGGGAAGGAGATCAAGCGCATCAGCGCGCTCAACTCCCAGGTCACGCTCCTGATTTCAGAGACGGCCGCGATCCAAGCCCTGTTCGACACCGCCTTTGCTCCAACATACCCCAGCCCGGACCTCGGCCGGCCCGGGATCATGATTATCCCATGAGGACCACATGACCGTTCAAAATGGCTTCACCATGCCGGAATCGTCCTTCCCCCGCTACAACAAGCGGCGCATCCGGTGGGATCAGGCTCAGGGCGACACCCAGCCCTTCACGAAACGGTCGGCGGAACACTTTGACTATTCCGTGGATCTGTCCCTGCGGCTGGCGCCGGGCGAGGAAGTGGTTGCGGCAACCGGCGAATCCAGCGATGACGTGAACATGCCATGCACATGGGTCCGCTTCGCCAAGTATGGCGTGGTCGCCTTCGTTGATCAGGGCCTCGATGCCACGACTTTTACCCTCAAGATCGCCGCGACAACTAACCGGGGCCGCGTCATGACCTTCGATGCCGAGATCACTACCTATGGTGATGCAAATGAGACGCTTAGCAACTACTATGGGTCCGGCATCGGGAATGTGGCAGATCCGGCGCAGCACTACCTGACCGATGTCAATGGCTC